TGCAAGGTACACAAACAAATACCAAAAAGGCTGGTGGAACAGACACAAAGGTAAAGGTGGTGGCAAAGGGAGGAAAACAGGGAAACTTTTGGCATCATAAATGCGGCTGTGTCATGGAAAGAAACGGAAACACCTGGTTACATTGGGAGTATTGCGAAAGACATATGCCCAAAGATAAAGAGGAAAAATGAAACAAAATATAACAACTAAACAATTAAACGAATTGAGTGAAGAAGGGGAAGAGAGATTGAGGGAGTGGATTGTTGACCATAGCGAATACTATCCTGACTGGGACGCACAATGGCCTTTACCCCTCCTCTCCATTGGCCGGATGATTGAATTTTTGGGAGATGTTGTGATTGACGTGGATTTAGTTGATGGAGAACTAAATGGAGGAGGATACATAAATGAGACAATGGATGATGGATTGCAATTTTGTGATGCACTCTGGGAAGCAGTAAAGGAAGTATTGGAAAAATGAACGACAAAGCGTACGAACTAATATTTAAAATACTGGACTCTGACCTCCCCAAAGAGGATAAGTCGGAGATTGTTAGGTTTTACTTGTTGCCAAGGAACACGGCAGTCAAGCCCAAGATAGAGCTGCCAGAAACGCCCGACGACTTAGGCCCAGTCAAGCAACCCACCCCGCACGACATTAAGAGGAAAAAGAACCCTGAAATGGCGGGAGAGGAAGACGCCATGAAAGAGACACTAGACGGTGTTATAGACGGAACATGAGCGAAAAAAAGGAATACTGGGACATAAGCAAGCTCCGAGAGTGGGACAAGAACCCCAGAAGCATAAAGGAAAAAGACTTTGAACGCCTCAAGAAGCAAATCCAAAAACTAGGCCAATACAAGCCTTTGCTCGTCACCCCAGACGGGGAGGTGATAGGCGGCAATATGAGGCTGAAGGCGTATCAGGAGTTAGGGACAGAACGGCTGTGGGTAAGTATTGTTAAACCAAAGAACGACAGCGAGAAAATGGAATACGCCCTCAGCGACAACGACAGGGTAGGCTTCTACGACTCCGACATGCTGGCCAACCTCATGCCCGAACTCGACATCGACTGGTCAGGTTATGCCGTCGATTTGAGACCCCCGCTCACTTTAGACGGGTTGCTGCCTCAAGAGACGGAAGAATATGAGGGAGAGTCGATAAAGGAGTTCAAGGACATAAAAATACTCAACCTTTACGCTGGAATCGGCGGAAACCGCAAATTATGGGGGGATTTGAAAGTGACCGCAGTGGAAAACGTAAAAGGGATTGCCGAAATATACCGAGACTATTTCCCCGACGACGAAATTGTTGTCGGCGATGCGCACGAATACCTGGAGAAGAATTTTGAAAAATTCGATTTTATTTGGTCGAGCCCTCCTTGCCCGACGCACAGCAATTTAAGGAAAGGGTTGAGCATGGCCGCTGGGGCTGAACCGAAATATCCCGACATGAAGCTGTACGAGGAGATACTGTTTTTACAGGGGTATTTCAAGGGCGAATGGGTGGTGGAAAACGTAAGAAGCTGGTACGGCCCGTTGGTCGAGCCGCAGGAGAGAGGAAGGCATTATTACTGGTCCAGTTTCGACATACCAGAATCAGATATATTCAATGTGAAGGAGGTTGGAAACCCAGGAGACTTCGGCTATTCCGAATCCAGCAAAAAATACGGGTTTAATTTAGACAAATATAAAGCCCCATCCAAATACCCCAAAGACAGGATATTGAGGAACATGGTACATCCGAAGGTCGGCAAATTCATATTGGAGAGCGCTTACAAGGATATTGGAAAGGCAGTATAATCAGACATGGACAGATTCACGAAAGCTCAAAGGAGCAGAACAATGTCCAGGATAGGCTCGAAGAATACGTCGCCCGAAAGGAAGATAAATTCGTGGCTGGCCAGGAACGGGATAGGCGGATACAGGAGGAACGACGGGAGGTTTCCTGGCAGCCCAGATTTCCTGTTCGAGGAAGAACGGGTAGCCATATTCTACAACTCCAAGTTCTGGCACTGCCGCGACCCGATAAAGATAGCAAAGATGAAGCCTTACTGGAGGAGGAAATTCGTCGGGAACTTCGTCAGGGACGTCAAGGCTTGGATGCGGCTGAGGATGCTGGGCTTCAGGGTTCTGACCCTATGGGACGACGACCTGGACGACCTGAACATATTGAGAACAGTGAACAACAATGGTATTCGTTAAAGGACAATCAGGAAATCCAGGAGGCAGGCCCAAGAAAGACTGGACGTGGGCCAAGCTGCTTGAAAGGGTGGGGGAAGAGATAGAACCTAAAAGCGGCAAGAAGTTTAAAGAGTTGGTTAGCAGAAGGCTGTGGCTGGAATGCGTCAACGGCAACCTGATAGCCATTAAGGAGCTATTCAACAGGATGGACGGCATGCCCATGCAAAAGTTAGGAGGAGACCCCGACAGCCCCATCATAGTAAAGTTTCACCAGTCTTTAAAGGCAAATGACAAATGAGCTGTTCTTATACAATCCCCACGTCAACCAAATCAAAATACACGGGAGCAAGGCAAGATATCGAGTAGTAGTCGCAGGCAGAAGATTCGGCAAGTCAGCACTAGGACTAAACGAGGCCATAGCCCATGCAATACAAACACCCCGTCAAGTTATCTGGATAGTCTTGCCCCTTTACAGGCAGGCAAAAGAGATTTACTGGATAGACCCCGACATCACGAAATACTTCATGCCCTACGTCCAAGCGGGTATTTGTAAAGCAGACAAGTCCGAACTCTCGCTTTATTTTCACCAAACGGAAAGCTGGATAAGGCTAAAAGGAAGCGACAACTATGACTCACTAAGAGGTTCGGGGCTTGACCTTATTATCTGGGACGAGGTGGCGGACGTCAAACAGGAAGCCTTTGACACTATTGAACCAGCCCTGGCAGACTCACCCAACCACAGACAGCTTTATATCGGTACGCCTAAAGGTCTCAACTGGTTTCACGACTTCGCACTCAAAGGAGACCATAACAAGTTATTCACCGACTTCGGTAAACCAATCAAACCTCACAAAGACTGGATGAGTTGGCATTTTTCTAGTTACGACAACAAGGCATGGCCCGAAGGCTCAAGAGAAAGAGAAACATTTGTTGAATATATAGACGAGAAAAGGGAAGAAGCGAAAGAAAAGGGTAGGTTAGCCTTCTTTAACCAGGAGTACATGGCCTCATTCGAGGAGTCAGCGGGTAGGTTCTTTCCTACCTGGTTTTACAGGACTCACGTCCACGAAGGCTCAATCGTCCCCAAACAAGGACTTACTGTTTACGAGTCAATAGACTGGGGAAGGACAGCCCCCTTTGCCTGGCACGCCCACGTCTTGTTCCCAACAGAACACTTTGATGGAGACGACACCGTCAAATTCAACAGAATTTTTACCTTTGCAGAGTTGTATGGAGTAGGCAAGAGTCCCCACGACTGGGTAAAAGAGATACTGTTAATGAGAAAGAAATACCAAATAACAGAAAATAAGAAGATTCTGGTTGACCCCTCGATGTTCGACCCCCTAACAGACGGCTCAATGGGTATAAAAGACCAGATGAACCAGGCTTTTGACGAGTTCGCAGACCAACGGGAACTATTCGAGAAAGGCACAAAGAACAGGATAGCGAGGTGGGCGGTCATGGATAACTGGATGAGGAAAGCAATAGATGGTTTACCTTATTGGATGATAACCTCGGATTGCCCCAACCTAATCAGGACAATCCCCTTGATGCAGCCAGACGAGAACAAAATGGAAGATTTAAACACAGACTTGGAAGACCACGCAGTTGACGGAGTGTCTTACTTCTTACCAGACATTAAATGGATAGACTCTGGCAAGCCAGGAACGGTGTCGAGACCTCAACCGCCGAAGATAACGCTACCGCAAGCAGCCCATTTAATAGACCCCAGCAAATTCAACCAATAGGGTATAATAAATAAAGTTCAAGATTGAATGTGTAGCCAGGGTGAAATTTAAAACGCACTTAAAATGCGAGCCATACTTTCTTTTAAAACACCAGCACTATGCGAGCCAAATAATCCGTTAAAACAGTCGAGACTTGCGAGCCACACTCATAGTTAAAACAAAAAAGAAATGCGAGCCAGTCAACACAAAGATTGACACTTTTGCATAGTGATATACTCAGTCAATGGGAAAATCTATCCCCAGTACCAAAAAGGTAAGAACAGTCTTTCTCGACACGAACGGAGACCTGGAAATATACTTCTGTTCCCGATGCAGAATCCCCCTGATAGAAGTCGAAGGCACTATCATTCAGGAAGTCCCAGGCCGTCCACCCTACAAACCTTATACTATTCTTAAATGTAAAGGGTCAGTTCAAAGAAAAGACCAAGCTTGGGAAGAGTGCGGCAGGTACTATTGTTTCGTGACGGCAGTCTATACCAAAACTCCACAGACGACCTGATGGTGATATAATAATTTCATGGAAGGCAGCCAGGAAGAACGATTTTCCCCAGAACAGAGTGGTTTTGAAGCCCCACCCATCTTAGATTTGGGCATAGACGACGACAAGCTGGTCAAGTTCATAGACAATTACTCCAAGCAAGCGAAAAACTTCTACAACGAAAAAAAGGACATCAAAAACCGAAGGGAGACCATGAACAGGTTTTTCTTCGGCCATCAGGTTCGCAACAGGATTTACAAAGGAATCACCCAAGAGAGGGAACTCAAAAGCTACGAGAAACCCTACATTGACAACGTCTTGAAAGAAGGAGAGGACATCCTCCGTTCCCTTGTTTTGTCCCGACTCCCCGACCTCATCGTTAATCCAGGTGTAGAGTCTCAAGTGCCCAGGGAGACGGCGGAGAGCCTGGGCGAGGCGGTAAACAAGACCCTCCATTCGGACGAACTTAAAAAGATACTCACTAAGGCTTTCCGCCATCACCCCTTGAACTTCATAGCCGTTATCAAATGGAAGTGGAATCCCAACAAAGGCAAAATGGGAGACATCGAGTTCGAGGTAGTCCCGCCGAACAATGTCCTGATGGACCACCTGGCTACGGACAACGATGAAAAATCAATGAGGATTATCGTCCAGTATGTCGAAAAGTCCCTGCACGAATGGATTATGCTTTTCCCCAAGAAAGAGGAAGAATTAAAAGCCTATGCCAAAGAACAAAAGAAGTGGGACGAGGCCAAAGACCCCGACGGCAGGGCCTTCAATCTTAAACTGGAAGAGGTCTGGTTTGACTGGCAAGAGAAGGTCGAAGGTTTTGACCCCGAAGACCCAGAGTTTGACTTTAAAAGCGGCGTATTGTGGAAAGTGGGCAAGGGAGAGAAGGCGGTCATCCTCGACAAAAGACTAAATCCTAACTGGGACTGGGAAGGCGAAGAAAAACTGTTCTTCAACGACCAGCCCGTACCAGAAGAGCTCATACCCCAAATAGCCCTTCTTGGTTTCGACGTACCAGGAATAGAAAGACGCAAGGTGTTCAAGAACTTCTTCGGTAAGCCGAGAAAGCCCTTTATTTTCATGGGCTACGAGCAGTATGGCGAAATGCCTTTAGACGAGTCCTCAAGAATAGAAGACAACCTACTGCTTCAAGAGAACTACGACATCCGAGGTATGCAGATTACTAAAATGATTGACGATGCCAAGGGCAAGAACGTCTATTCATCGCTTTCTGGGCTTAAAAAGGAAACCATCGAGAAAATGGACGTCAACAACCCAGACGAGGATATGTACTTGGACGGTGACTTAAGGCAAGTCCACGCTTTCCTCAAAAAGGAACAGCCGTCCCAGCAGATGTTCGGGGACTTGGACCGCACCCGCGACAGGATGCTTGCAAAGATACACATCAACGCACCAACGAGGGGAGAGATTCAAACTTCAACGGCGACTACCAACCAGATTGCCAGGGAGTCCGACTTCACGATGGCGGACGACATAAGCGATTTGACCATCAACGAGGTGGCTACCAAAATGGGAGAAGCCCTCTTGCACATGATGAAGCTCCGCTACACCCCCAAACATTTTCAAGTCTTAATAGGTACTGAGGGGGAGCAAACCCACCAAAGACTCACTTCAGACATAATCGAAGACGGGATGGAAGTATCAATCAGAGCATCGGGTACGGATAAGCTAAAAGCCGAAAGGCAAGCAAAGGAAGAAGCCCAACTTGGATTAACCGACCCCATCAGTTATATGAAAGACACGGGCAGGACAGATGCCGAGATTAGGGCCGAGATGGCATTTCTTTTCCAAACCGCACCAGAGCTTTATTTCAAGAGATTCATCAAAAAGGAAGAAGTGGCGGATATTGCAGAAGGAGTCATAGCCCAAAACAGAGCAAACCTATCCCAAGCAGGAGGTCAAGCCGCCCCTGGACAACCTCCAATTCAACCATCGCCTCAAAACACGAGCAACATACCGACAACCCCGCAGGGCAGCCCAAGAAGTTTAATTGGTCGAGCAGGAGCAGCGATTTCCAATATATTTAAGAGATAGATGCCAGCACTTTCACCACATAAGGCAGGCAAAATGCTTAAACACGGTAGCGTTCGTGGAAAACCTTTAAGTAAAAAGCAAAAAGGTTTATTCGGGCTCATTAAAGGCGGAAAGAAACCTACCCGATTAAGCGAATCAAAAGAAGCCGTAAAAAAGGCCATCAGTTGATGTGATACAATAAATCATGCCGCATAGAGAAGACTTAATAGGAATACCAGAAAGACCAATAGGCCCAGGCAGGGCTGGAAGTACACCAGCAGCGAGAAAGGGCTTGTTAAGACGAAGAGTGCGAGGCAAGAAAAAACCCGACTTAATAAAGCAAGCAGTTGCACAAGCAACTATTTAAGTGATACAATAATTTCATGGCAGAAGAAACTGCAAAACCAGACGCACCCGTAACGACACCTACTGAACCCCCTGCTACTCCTCCAGCAGAACCGCCTGTTACGCCCAGTGAACCGACTACCCCTCCGACTCCTCCAGTTACCCCTCCAACTCCTCCGACTCCTCCAGCCGAGCCACTAAAGCCTTCGTTATCTGAAGAACAGGTGGCCTCAATGAAAGCAGACATCGCCAAAGACGTATCAGGGGAAGTAACTAAAGAAGTCTCGAAAGGCGTTATCCAGAAAATAGGGGAGGCACTAGGCCTTACCAAAAAAGAGGAAGAAAAGTTGCCTACTGATGCAGTAGAACTCAAGAAACTCGTTGGTGAGGAAGTAACCAAGCGTTTTGACAGGGTATCCGAAGACGCAGACAAAGAAGAGAAAGATGACGCTTCCGAACGTCAAACGAGAATAGACAACACTATTAAAGGATGGCACTTCCAATACAACCAGTTAGCCAGTCTCGGCAAAGTACCAGTGATTAAAAATAACACCGATGCTAATGACGAAGGAGTAGAAGCCAGAAGAAAACTTATCATGGCAGTCGGAAACATAATCGACGAAATAAGGAAACTAGACCCTACTTCCGAGCACATCCCCTCAATCAGCGAAGTCCTGGTCAGATTTCCAAATGTCTTAACAGGGCCGCCAGGGGCAGATTTACCTATCAGCGGTAACACCGCAGTTAGGGAAAACGAAGACAGCTTCAGCTACGAAAAAGACATCGCAGGGAAGTCTTTTGAACAGATAGTTGAACAGGCTTCTTGACAGAAGTTTGACAATAGTATTATAATTAACGCAAGAGGAAAAACCTCGCAGAAATGCGGGGTTCTTTATTTTTAAATGGCAGGATTATCAATAACACCAGACGGTATAGCCGTCACCAATAGAGTAGAAGGCAAGACATTAAGGCATCTTAATGCAAAAGTCGTTGATACTATTCTCACTTCCCCCACTTACTTTTCCCGACTGATGAGCAAGGCAAAGAAATTCAAAGGCGTCGTCCACGACATTACGGTCAAATACCAGCAATCCTCGCAATTCGAGTGGTTCACTGGTCTTGAGAATCTGAACTCTTCAGCGGAAGACAACGAGATTACCCTTTCTTTCGCTCACACCGCGGGGACTCAGCCCAAAGTAGGCATCATGTTGGAGTCTTTCGCAAATGCAGGCCCAGAAGGAGTTATTCCTTTGGACGCCTATAAATTCCAAGAGAATGCCCTTGAAGCGGCACAAAACGTGGCAGTCGCGGCTTACGGTACAGGTTCGGGAGACCAACCTAACGGACTTCAAGCCCTCGTCGATGACGGCACTAATGCAGCTAACTGGGGAGGCCAAGCAAGGGGAACTTACAGCTCACTGAACGCAACTTACACCGATTCTGGTGGGACTTTAACTCTGGCCAAGCTCGGAACTCTTGACGACAACGCTTCAACGGGCGCTAATTTGGCGGGAATTCCTAATATAAATGTAATGGACTTTACACGCTGGACTCTTTTTGAACAGCTCTTAGACCCACAGCTACGAGCGAATTACACTGCCAGCGGCGCACCTAGAATGTCAGTAATGGGAGACGGGCCGTCCGAAACAAAACTTATGGCTGGAGCAGGATTCCTTACGTTGGCGCACAGGGGAATGCCCGTCATTAAAGACAAAAAAGCGACTTCTGGAGTATGGTACAAGCTAAACGAAGACTCGTTCGGATGGTACGGCAGGACAATAGTTCCAGAAGAGTACAAAAGGTTGGGTCTTACAAAAGTTAATCTTGGACTTGCTCAAATCGATACGCCGACGGAGCAAGAAACACCAAGTTCTTTCAACGGATGGTTCTACCAGCCACCCATGATGATGCCCGACCAAGCGGGAACAATCGCAAGATTTTATGTAATAGGTCAGATTTTAGGAGGCAATCCGAGACTTAACGGACAGCTGCATTCGATAACAGGAGTATAAATATGGCAATAGGAATACACATAGACTTTTACTCGTCAACCGCAGAAAGGCTGCACAATCTGGGCGAGCTCGTAATCGACAAATGGGGCAGGAAGTTCAGATATGTACAAGCTGGCGGTTCTGATTTAGTTACAGGAGACCTTATCCAAGAAGCAGCAGAGGTTACAAATTTCCGTTCGATGGTAGTTCAGGCAGCGTCAGCCCCAGGTGATAAGACGATTGCCATAACCTTGGGAGGAACGGCAGTCACCGCCAATCAGTTTGACGAGGGCGACCTTACCATAGAGTCCGCAGCGGGAATCGGACAGAATTTCAAGATTATCAGCCACGACGTGCAGACATCAACCACGGGCACTTGTATCTTCACTGTAGACAGACCAGTAGAAACGGCATTAACCACGTCTTCGCAGGCTTCGGTTAGGAAAAGCTCTTACGACGGAGTAATCCAGTGGCCTGTAACCCCGACGGGTGCGCCAGTAGGAGTAGCAATCTTTATAGTAGCGGATACAGAATATGGCTGGATTCAGTCGGGCGGAGACGTTTCAGTATTATTTGACAATCAAGACAATACAGCAGCAGATGACGTAGGAATAGTACCGTCAGAAGACGTTGCAGGGTCGGTGTCAGCAGCTCAGGCAGCGGACGCAGCCCCAACTAACATTGGATGGGGAAGAGAAATAGCGTCAACAGACTCAACACACGGATTCGCACACTTAACGATTGATTAGGAAACGCTTTGTTAGCTCGTAAGAGTTCGCATTTTCCGAAAGGTTAGAAGCGTAAGGAGTTTAACCCTCTTTACGAGGGTTTTTTAAATAGATATAAAAATATAAATATGGCAAGAGCAGATACAAAATATCCAGGATTCAAATCAGGAAACCTTAGATGGTATCCCGATGATATGATTATTGCCCCACCTACCAACGGCAAATACTTCTTTGTTGACGGAAGCCTAAGCACAGGTGGTTCAGGCACAAGTTGGTCTGATGCTTTTGCCGACATTCAGGCAGGAGTAGATGCGTGTACCTCCCGTAACAATGACGTCGTCTTTGTAGCTCCCCGCAACAGCTCCGCCAACAACAATCGCTATGACGGAAACATCAAGATTGCCAAAAGAAGCGTTACCCTCGTTGGGGTTGGCAATAATTTCAAAAGGTGTTCAGTAAGGTCGTCTTCGGGCACTTTAGTGACCCTCAGCGGATTAGACGGTGTTTCTTACTTGGGAATTGGCATGTATGTTGTCAGTACCGCCACGGACGTTGAAATATCTGGATTCCAATTTGACGCAAGCGGGACTTATCTGGGACTCTACATTGGAGATGGAAATAGGATAGACGCTACTATATATGCTGGCGGAGCTGACACCGAAGGCAGCAGAGTTCACCACAACCTTTTCAAGTACGGAACGACTGGAGTAATGTATGACGGCTCGGCTGCCGACCACATCTTTCACGACAACATTCTCTATAAGCAGTCGGATAATGGGGCTTACCTAGGGCCAGGCGGAACTCAGCAAACCCAGAGGGTTTATATCCTGGATAATATCTTTTCTGGCTGTGAGGATTATGGGGTATTCGTTTATAATAGTGCAGAAAATAAAGACCATGTTGTTGCCCGAAACGTATTCAAAGACCAAAAATCTGATACTACTGAAATGGTTAATCCTGTTATCATTGCAGAAGGAACAGCTACAAGCGCCGTGGTTGGGAATTGGAATGCTTGTGATAATGACAATTCGCTAGGAACAAAACAAGTACATGCTGGTAACTATGACGGAACACTAGCAGGAGGCGGAGTATTCGTAGACGAAACCTAAAAATATGAGCAAAGCACCAAAATCAATGAAAGACCCAGTGATGATAGCTGGCAAGTGGGAGGAAAGACAGCCTATACCTATTACTGCTGGTATGACTAGGGCTGTTCCTAATGAGGGCGACAAGGAACACCTCGAGGATATTAAAGGCAAGAAATTCCTTAAAAGGAAAGATTACCTAAAATCAGTCGGCGTAAAAATTTAACTTCATGGATAGCCGAGAAGGTGTACTTCGAGAAGTGGACAAAAGATGGAAAAGAAAGGTCATCAGGTCTGACGGACAAAGCGGTTCACATATGCCTCCTGAAATAAAAATGACCAAAAAGGAATACCAGGCTCACATATCTACTCTTGGTGAGGCACAAACCAAGAAAGCAAATCAAGGACTTCCCCTATATCGGGGAGCAAGAATCAAAGTTGTTTAAATGGCTGATTTATTCAAGATTTATATAACTTGTACTCAGTGTAAAGGCCCAGGAATTGTTGTAATTCCAAATCCAGGAAGTGAGGGGACAACCTCTTATGAAATAACTTGTCCAAAGTGTAACGGTGCAGGCGAATTGGAATGGGGCAGAATGGAAGAAGTAGAACCCCCAGACCCTTAACTTCTTGTGATATAATAAAAAAATGGTAGGTATAGCTTCAACATTTCGTAGAGATGGAAACTCAGTTCCTATCACCGCAGGTGGACTTGTTACGAAAAAAACAATCACTTTTGATGGAGCTATTTCCAATGCTTGGGGGAACGATGGGGGAGATTTAGACGGTGCAGCAATCTTCACAGTTACAGGGCTAGTTAGAGCGAGAGTATTTGGTTTTTGTACTGAAGACCTAGTAGGTACTGGTACTCACGCAGTTGGAGTAGCAACGGGGACAACTATTTACCTACCCACAGAAGCAGCAGTCGACATAAACGTAGACGACTATGTAATAAACAACGCCACCACAACAGCATTCCCTATTTTCGGTGCTGAGTCAGATGCTGCTGGAAACTTCCCAGAATACGCACTCAGCGGACAGGATATTATTATGACAATAGCCAATTCCAATAACATAACCGCAGGAGTGATAGACTACTATGCAGTATGGATTCCGTGGTC